CCCGACGTACAAGGAGGGTACGTATTACGGATTCCTCTTGAGCCAGGCGAGGAAGACGGGGCGGGTTGGGCATTTTCCGCACGATCCGACTCAGAAGGTTTATACCGCCGACGACTACGGGGATATCTATACGGCGACGATATTCTTTCAGCTGATAAAGGGCCGCATACGCATAATCGACGACTACTGGGACTACGAGGGACTGGGACTGCCGAACTGGGCGAGGATGTGCCAGCAGAAGGGTTATATTTACGGTGGGCATTTTGCAGGACCCGACTTCGATACGTCGAACGCCAAGAGCTTTCAGACGGGCAAGACGACCAAGGACGTGGCGGCGGCTTTGGGGTTTGCGATAACGCCGGTTTGCAAACATACGTTCAATAACGGGATCGAGGCGGTGCGGGGTATTTGGCCGCTCCTGGAGATAAACGAGGAGACGTGCGGGACGTTCCTCAAGGCGGCGGCAGGGTACGGCAAGAAGAAAAACGAGGCGCTATCGACCGATGAACAGCCGGTATATCACAATGACCCGGCGCCGACGTGGCACAGGCATATGATGGACGGGCTTCGCCATTTAGCTATGCAGTACAGGTACGGCTATATCGAAGGCGAGATAATGGGGGCTTCGCGGCCGATGCCGCAATGGGAGGTCGACGATTACCAGCGCGACGAATTGAATCTTCTGGAGGTTCGGTAATGGGAAGGCTGAGGCTAATGGTCAGGTGCGGGATTTGCGGGTCGCTGCGGGGCGTGCCGGAGGCGGAGGCGGCGGCTGCTGCGCAAAGGGAGGTTTCACTGGACGAGCAGGAGGATTCGATGCCGACCCGGTTGGCTGTAGAGATGGCAAGGCCGGCTAAGAGGCAGGTGGTCAAATGCTACAGGTGCGGCAATGAGATGAATGCAGCGGACGCGGTTATGACGGAACTGCCGTCGCCGCCGCAAGCCGCGCGCCATCGCATAGACCTTTTGGAGGTTAAATAGGAAATGACCAGCGGAAAACCGAAATCGCCCCGCCCGGCGGCGCCGCCGCCTACAGCGGAAGGGCCGGAGATCGAGGCGGCGAAGAGGAATATTTATGCCCAGATGCTGCGTAAGAAGGGCCGGGCGGCCTCAGACGTTACCGGCGGATTAGGGCTGATATCGCCGGTGCAGCAGCAGATGAGTGGTTTGAAAAAGACATTTGGATAGCACGATGTTCGAGTGGAAGACAAAGACTGACGACCAGATAGTGAAGTTCGTTACGGGCGATAGTGCCAGGTCGGCGGAGGTGCGGAGGTCTTATGAGGACCTGTGGACACTCGAGAATAAGCTTTTCCGGCCGCGACGTACTGACTTGCGGCGGGACCAGCCGAAGGGTCAGCGGTTCGGGGCTGAGGTCTACAGCGACCGGCCTGCACTGGCGATGAGGAAGTTCAATTACGGGTTCTGGGGCTATTCCGCGGCGAAAAAGGACCCGTGGCTTCAGTTCGGGCCGTCGCGTGTGAGTTTATTGGAAGATGACGATATACGCAAATACTGCCAGGAGGCGGCTGAACAGACCCTTTGGGGGTTCAATCGCTCGACATTCTACCGAGCGCTTCCGGCGTGCGGGGAGGATGCCTGCATATCGACGGGTGTTATGATACCGGAGGTCGAGGAGGAGACTGGCAGGGTAATATTCGAGACGATACATCCGGGTGAAAGCTACCTTCAGGTCGACGCTTACGGCAGGTATTGTGTCTATCACCGCAAGTACAAGATGACCGCATTAGCGGCGCTGGATAAGTTCGGGGAGAAGGCTTTGGGCGGCGCTGAGGCGAAGATAGTCATAAACGCCAAAGAGAAGAACCCGCAGATGGAATACGACTTCCTCTACGGAATATACAAGAACAGCGAATACGACGCCGGCAGTCGGAACAGCCTTGCGGCTAAATATATCTGCTTTCACATTCAGTTGGGCGCCTCGGCCAATGGCAAGACGGGCAGGTTGGTCCAAAAGATAGGACGCCAGTGGTTTCCCATCGTCTATTCGCAAATGGCGGAACAGGGTTCCCCGTACGGCAGGGGTTTAGCCGGCGACGCCCTGACGGCGGCTTTGGTGGGCAATAAATTAGCGGAAAAGGAGATACGGGCCGCTCACCTTGCGGTCGAGCCGCGGTTCAAGGCCTCACAGACTCTCAGGGGCCGGCTCCGGGTTGACCCGGGCAGTACGACGTTCATAAGGGGCTCCGACGAAATATATGAGGCGTTGAAGGAGAATATCAACTGGCCGCTCTCCGATGCCCAGATGGATAAGATAAACGCGGCTATTGACGAGTGGTTCTTCGGTGGTCTGTTCGGGATGTTGACAGATCGTGAAGTGCTGCCGGAAACGGCGTTTTTGACGGCTGAGATGAAGGCGGAGAAGGTCGTCTTGATGGGTCCGATCATCGGGGAATCGGAGGATATGATATTGGAGCCCGCCGTCGAGATAATATTCGAGCAGGAGCAGAACGGCGTGGTTCAGCGGTATGGCAGTTATGGGCGCATGCCCGACCCGCCGCAAAGGCTGCTCGATGAAGGCGGAGGCAGTATAGACCCGATCTATGTGGGCCAGCTCGCGCAGATACAGAGGAGCGTAATGAGGGCGCAGCCGATACGGGATTCGCTGGACTTCATCGACCGTATGGCCGCGAACTTCCCGGAAAGCCTTCTCATTGTCAACGCCAAGAAGATGCTTGAAGATGGGATGAGGGCGACTGGATTGAGGCAGGACCTGATATACGATGAGCGGCAGATTGAGGAGCGGGAGAAGCTTCTGGCGGAAAAGGAGATGGTCGCCGAACAGGCAGAGATGATGCAGGGTGCGGCGCAGGCCGCACCGCATATATCGAAGAAAGTGGAGGCGGGGAGCGTACTGGCAGAATTGGCAGGTTGATAATCATTTTTTGAAAAGGAGTTACAGTTATGGCAAAGGCAAAATCAGGCAGGGATTCCATTAAGCTGAGTAGGCAGCAGCCGCACCCGGACGATCCCAAGGAGGCTAAGCAGCAGGAGGAGTTGATGACCGACGCTGAAATGGCGGCTAAGAAGGCCGAGAGCGAACCGGACGAGATAAACCTGGAGCACGCCCCGCCGCAGGCTGCGCCGGTGAGTAAAGGGATTCCGACAGCGGCCCAGGTCGAGGCGGCGGGTAAGAAGCCCGAGCGTCCGATGACAGTAAACGAAGCTTACAGGGCGACGAAGCCCACACCGGAGCAGACGGCAATCCTGGAGCGGCATTTTCGCCGGTATGTCAAGAGATCGGGCGGGCTCAGGAAGAATATTTCTACGGAAGCGGTTGCCAGGGCGGCGGCGCTGAAGACCAAACTCGGCCGCAAGGACTACACGTGGGACGAGAGTATCGCGATAGTCGGGTTCGGCGGCGTTCGCGAAGAGAAGCCGAAACGCAGGGGCCTGGGACAGAGGAAGTAGTATGGCCGAGTGGCATGAAATGAGTGCGGCCGAATGCGAGGCCGACCCCGAAGCCTTACAGCAGAGGGCGGCGGATTACTTCAATTCGTTTCTGGCCTCCGAAGGCGGGCGGCGAGTGCTCTTCGATATTGAGCGTGAAGGGTTCTTTTTCGACCTGGACGTTCGGGCTGAAGATGCGCTGGCGCACCTTATGCTGACGAGTTTCGTGCGGCTGATACGCAGAAAGTGCGGGATAACCGACCAGATGGCGGTTATTCGGGCGGAAAGCGATGTCGCGCGAGGGTTCAGGCCGCCGGCGGAACCCAAAGAGGCGAAGAATATGTACGATGAACTGAAACTGGAACCAGAATCACAGTAAATGGAGAACATGAATCATGGATGAAGGAAGTCAAATTCAGATAACGGACCTTTTCGACGAAACAGGCGGGTGTACCGAGGCGTTCAGGGAGCGACTGCCGGAATTAGTGGGGCCGGAGAACTATTACGGCAAGCCTGAGACCAAAGAGGATCCGACTAAGGTTTTCGACGACGTTAAGGACTTTAAGGGCCTCTTAAAACAGCATCTCGACACCAAGAGAATGGTGGGTAAAAAGATGGAGGGTCTGGTGAAAGTGCCCGGCGAGGGGGCGACGGCTGAGGAGATAGCGGCTTTTCACAAGGCGACGGGCGTACCCGATAAGGCAGAGGGCTATGAGTTCGAACGGCCGAAGGAATTGCCGGAAGGCATGTTTTATAATGAGGAAATGGAAACCCATTTCAAGGGTATATTCAAGGAATTGGGGACTCCGCCGGCAATGGCTAAGGGCCTGCTGGACGCCTACAATAAGGCGCAGATAGCCGCGTTCCAGCAGCAGCAGGACGCGGAGACGGCGCAGCTTGAAAAGGATATTGCCCAACTCAATAGCGAGCCGGAATTCAGGGGTGAGGAGGCGGCAAAGAGCAATACGGCCATCTTAGCGGCCCTGAACGTATTCGGTGATGAGGAGTTGAAAAAGCTTTTAGCCGACCAGAAGATCGCCGACGCCGACAAGATCAACGACGGGAAACGCTGGGCGGCGGCTGGATTCGACCCGGTGCAGCGTCGGATATGGCTCAATATCGGCAAAAAGATGAAACTCGATACCCTGCCGACTACTCCGGGGGGCGGGGCGGCGGCCGATGATACGGCAAGGGCCAGGGCGGCGGGGCGATATCCGAACTCTCCGCAACTTACGGGGGCTAAGCAATGACCGAAGAGCAGAAACAGGTTACGGAAACGACCGACGAGATAGATATAGATATCAGGGAGATACTGTATCTTTTGTTGGAAAAGGTGGGCGGCAAGGTGACTGTTCAAAGGAGTGTTATAGAGGCTATGCGGCGCAGGGAGCGTAAGCCGAAGGTGCGGTTCGAGTATTTGGCCGACCTCGACGCCATACAGGCCTTTACCCAGGAGCGGTTCATCAAAGAGGCGACCAAGAGCAGGATAGTTCAGCGCAGCCGAAAACTCATATTGCCGGGAGGCGGTAATTGAAGAAACTGATTGTCATAATGGTTGTTGTGATCTTAGCGGCAGGGGCGGGCAGGTACCGGCCTTCCTACCCTGAATATCTGCGAACCGATGGGACGAGGCCGTTGACCGGCGACTGGAATATGGGGCCTTATGATTTGACGGGTGGGGTGGACGGGACGTTTTCGGGGACTGTGGCGGCGGGTGGGGTGGATTTGAGCAACACAGGCAACGTGTATTTTGATATTACCAGCACAGACCACGGAACAACAGGGTTCAGGTTGTTCCGAACAGGAGACGCATACCGAGACTGGACATTCACAAACCAGAGCGGCTATGTTCTTTTCGCCTCCAGTATTAACGATGGAAGTACCTGGACTTCGGTATTCAAAATAGACTCCGGGTATGTTGACTTTCTACTGGATAAACCCTTCAGAATAGGTGTAGGGCAGGACTTGCAGTTAGGGCACAACGGTACAAACTCCTATATAACCAACAGCACTGGCGACTTGCAGATAACGAGCGCGGGTGACATAACTCTCGGCGACGCCTCGACCGATACGATAACCTGCACGGGCAGGTTTATACCGAGGCAGGTTGGTGCGGACCCGACTTCATCAGCTACGGCGGGGGAGCGTGGGGAGATAGTGCGGTTTGGGGATGTATGGTATGGAAAAACCGTTGGAACAGGCACGGATACGAACTGGAGCCCTTTCAACTGATATGATTTCAACTGATATGAAAAGAATCATCCTGATACTAACGATACTGACTGCCGTTTGCTTCGCGGCCGATGAGATACGGTACGGCGACGTTACGGGCGCGGACAGGTACTGCCGCCTGGCTCGAGGTTCGGATCTGAAGTGGTGGGACACTGTAGCGGCCGGTTACGCGACGAGCCCGACGTGGGCGAATTCGGCGGTAGACTTAGGCGAAGCGGCCGGACTGAATCTGTATACCGCCTCGATGCCGGCTTCGGCGGCTGGAAGGTACCATATCTTTTTCTACGACGGCACGAAGGCAACGGCGGCCAATACCGACGATTATGTCTGGGGCTATGATATGGAGTGGGACGGGACGGCGGAGGTGGCGGCCTCGGATATTATCGCCGATGTCAACGGGGCGTGGACGGATATAAACGCGATAGTCGTCGATGTAAACGCCGCAAGGGTTGATATCAACGTGATATTATCCGATGTCAACAGTGTGTACGCCAAGATAATGGATGCCAACGACGCGAACAGCCTCCAGGCGGATATCAGGGGTGATTTCGTGGCGTCGACGGGATGGCTGCGGGATATGGCCAATATAGTCAGGAAGCAGATGGAGGCGGTAGTGGAGTATTATCACCTCGATTCGTTGACGAGCGGGGGAATAAGGGACAGGGCTGACAGGAAAAGGAATTGAGCAGAGTAAATGGACGATCAGGAGAAAATCTGGAAAAAACAGGGCAACAGCGTGATGAGAGTTGCGGCGGCGCAGCTCAGGGCCGCCGAGGAAAAAGAGAAGAAACGGCGGGCGAAAGCCGCGCGCCGAAAAGGAAAAAGTAAATAGTAAGTTTGCCGGATTAGTCGCCTTCGGGCGGCCCCGGTGCTGTAGAGGAAAGAACTCTCGTCGACGCGGACGTTAAACGTCAGGCCGGCCCGCAATCTCGCGGACTACTGGCTGAACATCGTTAGCAAATGGTTTTTTAATGTTCAGTTGGTAGTTTTAAGGAGATTGCAAGATGGCTATAGATTTAGCAAGCGACCTCACGCTTCTGGAGTTGGCGAATCGTGAGGACCCCAAGGGCGGATTGGCCGACCTTGTAGATGTAATCAGTAAAAACTCATCCATCGTCAAGAGCGCGACGTGGATAGAGTGCAACAGGGGGACATACCACGAGGATACACAGATAGTATTCCGTCCGTCCGGCTCCCTGCGCGGGTACGACATGGGCGTGACAAAAGAGGCCTCGGGCACACAGAAGGTGCTGGAGCCGACGTGCATGTTAGATGGACTCTCGGAGATAGACGCGGCCAAACTGCGGCATACGCCGGACCAGTTGGCTGCCCGCCTCCAGGAGGACAATATGTTCATGGCGGGGATGAGCGAGGGCGTTTCGGAGCTGGTTATCGAAGGCGACCGCTCGGATGATCCCCTGAGTATCAACGGGATAATCAACCGCAGCGACTACTCCGCCCTGGGCGAGCCGAACGTCTATGACAATGCAGGCGGCGACGCCTCGGCGACGGAGAACAAGACCTTCATACTGATAATCCAGTGGGGCGCCAAGAAGGTCAACATGACCTATCCGCGAAATGACCCGAACGCCCCGAATGAGAACGGGATTCACACTGATGATTACGGCAGGTACCTGACAACCGATGGTGCGAGCAAAAAGTATCCGGTATGGGGCACCTGGTTCGAGGCCCATTTCGGCCTGTTCATCAGCGACCCGCGGGCGGTCAAGATAATCGTCAATATCTCGACGACCAATATCGACGGGATAGACGACTTTTCGTTCAACGAGGATGCGGTTATCGATGCGGTAGGGGACCTGCGGTATTCACATGAAAGAACATTCATGTATTGCTGCCCCACCGTCAGCTCGCAGATGCGTAAGCGCGTCAAAGACAAGATGAACGTGAACCTCAACGTCTATGAGCCGTGGGGTAAGCCCGTGCTGCAGTGGGACGACATCCCCATTTTATCTGAGGAGATGATAGGGACCACGTACGCGACGTGGGAATAGCCGCGGGATTTTGATGCGGTTGGTTTGTTTGGAAAATGAAAACGAGTTAGAGATATTTTTAAACAAGGAGATAGAAGATGTTTGATATTCATAATTGTTACACGGCGGTCCTGACGACAAACGTGATCGAGCAGAGGGTCTGTGACGGAGGGGCTACGGAAGCCTCTACACAGTACATCGACCACGGCGCCGAAGGCATGAAGTTGGGCGGCGGGGTTCGACCCCCCATTCTGAAGGTTCTGGTAACTGAAATCTTCGCAGGAACGGCGACGGTGCTGACTATCACCCTGGAGACGGATACCGATTCCGCATTCGGCACGGCGCTCAAGCAGGTCATGGTATTGGCCGCGGCGATAGCGAAGGCGAAACTGACGGTCGGCAAGCTGTTCCAGTTCGCACTGCCTCACCAGGTATATCAGCGGTATTCACGTCTGTATTTCGAGGGCGACAACACGTTCGAGACGACCGGCAAGGTCAAGGCGTGGATCGACAGCGACCCCGATCCGGCTCAGGCCCAGCTCGATATCGTGGCGTGACGGGTAGTGTGAGTGTTTTTTTGACAGAAGGTACAGAGGTTTTTTTTGGAAAGGAAAAAAAAGATGTATAAAAAAAGGCGATTTTGGGCCGCGATGGTTTTCGTCGCGGTGTTACTCTTGTGCCATGAGGCGACGGCTATTACGCCGACGGTTCGGGGTATTCCGAACGCGACGTGGTGGGGCGGCGAGACGGAGCTGCGATGGGCCAAGGCGATGGAGGCGGCGATGGACGCCGTTCAGGGTGAGGAACCCTCGGGCGCGTTGGGGACGGGGTTGATATTTTATGTGGATTCCAACGTCAGCAACGCCGGCGACGGTACGAACTGGGATAACGCGGTGGCGACGCTGGATGAGGCGATGGACCTGTGCGAGGACTATCGCGGGGATATAGTTTACGTTGCCCAGGGTCACGCCGAGGACTGGTCGGCGGTGGATTCGGCTGATATCGACGTGATAGGCGTTAAGGTCATCGGCTGCGGCGTCGGCACGGATATACCGACTTTCACTTACGATAACGCCAACGCCGAACTCGTTTTGGGCGCGGCCAACTGCTATATCTATAACCTTGCGTTTCTGCCTTCGGTTACGGGGATTACCCACGCCATCGAGGTAGAGGCCGACGCCGACGGGTCGGTTATAGATCACTGCTGGTTCATGGACGGCGAGACGGGTGCGGACGATGAGTTCACGGACGCCATTCAGTACACAACCGCATCGAATAACGTCGCGGTGGTCAACTGCCGGTTCGAGAGTTATACGGCGGCGGGCGCCAATACCGCAATCGACCTGACCGCGGGCGTTGTTGAGGACGCCGTGGTATACGGCAATTACTTCAACGGCAACTACGCAGAAGCGGCCGTGTACTCGGATGATATCGATTTGCGGATGCTGGTCGCGTACAACGACGTGACTAATTCGGCGTCGAATACGTTCGGCATTGCATTTACAGCCAACGCGACGGGTATCTGCGCGTATAACGTGGTAAACGCCTCGACGAATTACGAGATAGACGAAGGGGCGATGATAACCCACGGCAACAATTCCGATGCAACCGACTTAGGCTCGGCTAATCTCGACCACCTGATGAAAACGGCCGTTGCCAACGGCGATAATATGGAAACGGAGGTCGTGGACGGCACGGTGCTCTCGAATATTCTCACGAAGACCGGAGACACTTCGGATTACGCACGCGCTACGATGAGTATCGAGTATTTGGCCGAGACGGTTGCGGCTATTTTGACCGACACCGAGGCGGCAGATTCAACGAGCGAATTGAGGACGCTGCTTTTGGGTTCCGATACGCCGGGGGCGACAGCCACGGCGCAGACGGCTATCTACACCGTCTTAGCCAACGGCACGCCGGCTACAATAACTACGCCGGGAACGAATCTGACGCTGCTGGATATTATCGGCGGCAACGGCACGACGACTACGGCGGCTTCGGCGACTTCGGTTTTAGGCGCGATAGGGACCAACGAGGCTGCCGCGGATACTCCGTTCACCTCAGCGACCGTGGAATCGGACGCCGACGGCTCGGTTCTGGAAAGAGAAGAGTACATACAGGCAGAGTTGGCAAAGGTTCCGAAATCAGACAGTACGGTTTCGTGGAACGCGACGGCCTTAGCGGCGATAGAAGATGAGGTAGACGATTCCGTCGAGACCTATGAGTTGGACCACCTTGTTCAGGCCGCCGACGCCGACGACCCGGCGGACGACTCCATTATCGCCAAATTAGCCAGCAAGACCGCCGACTGGAGCACCTTCAGCGCCAGTACGGACTCTCAGGAGGCCATAAGGGACTATCTTGAGACGTTGCAGGGTGTCGGATTCAGAGGCACTTGTTCCAGCAACGCAGTGACCACTACCGTTATATGCGGCGAGCTCACGGGGTTCGGCAACGACTACTTCAACACGGGCTGGTCGCTGACGGTCCTCTTAAATGCATCCGCACCCGGGACGCTCAATGAAGGGCAGACCATAGATATCACCGACTACGATTCGCTGACGGGGACTTTCACGCTGAATGTCGCGGCGGCAGAGCCTGTTACGGCTTCCGACGAGATATACGTGCGGCGGACCGAAGAGTTGAATCTCGATACCCCGACCATTTTGGGCGGTTCGGGGAACGTGTGGTACGTCGATTCTGGGACATCGGGCGACGGCACAGGCAAGACCTGGGAGAACGCGTTCGCAACGATCACCTTAGCTCTTGACGGTGCTACCGAATCCAACGGCGACGTGATTTACGTTGGCGCAGGGCACTCTGAGACGCTGACGGCGGCTTACTTGGTAAACGACGCCGGTATTTCGATCATAGGCGTTGGCGAGGGCAATTTGCAGCCGACGATGGTACTCGATCACGTCGACGCGCAGTGGGATGTATCGGTGGCCGATATCCTTATCGAGAATATCAAGTTCGAGTCGTCGATAGCGAATACCAAAAAGGGTATCGATATTGCCGACGGCGGCGACGGCTGCCATATAAAGGACTGCATGTTCGTCGACGAGAGCGGCTCGGTGGAGATGCTGATAGCTATTGACGTGGGCGACGACGCCGATGATGTGATTATCGAGGGCTGCCAGTTCATTACGGTCGCCAATAACGCCGACGCGGGGATCAACGTGACGGCGGGTACTGTCGACAATTTGCAGATTGTCGGCAACTTCTTCAAGGGCGATTATGATCTTGCGCCTATCTACAGCGACCAGATAAACACGAGTTGCCTGATAGCCAACAACATCGTGTACCAGGAGCTTTCTACAGGCCTGGCGATTCAGCTTTCGGGGGCTATGACCGGCGTTCTGGCGCATAACTATCTGTATTCCGATTCTTACACAACGATGCTGGACCCGGGTTCGATGATTTGCGTCGATAACTGGGGCACCGATGCTATAGACCAGCAGGCGATACGGATGCCTCTAAGCGCATTGACCAACGATGTGGCCGCGGACAGGGACGGCTCTGCTCTGGAAAGACTGGAGTTTCTGTGCAAGTATTTCGAGACCGGAACGGCGGGGGCTTTGGTGGCGCCTGCGGATACCAGGAGCCTCCTCGATATTTTAGGCTCCGACGGCACTACTACAACGGGTGCTCTGGCCGGTTCGATATTGGGGGCTATCGGGACCAACGAGGCGGCTTCTGCAACGGCGTTTACGAGTTCATCGGCCGAAGCCGACGCCGACGGCTCTGTTCTGGAACGGCTCGAATATCTACAGGCACAAACCGAAGATGCGATGGTAAGACTCGGTATAGATACTACAACCGCCGATGTATGGTATGTGGATAGTGTTTCAGCCAGCGGCGGGGACGGTACATCGTGGACGCAGTCAGAGAATACTCTGAAGCTGGCGGTGGATGACGCCACCGATAGCGTAGGCGCTTATATCTTTGTCGCTCCGGGTCATGCCGAGGCGACTATTACGGCCTCACAGGCTATTGACTGCCCCGGCATTACGATAGTGGGCCTGGGCCGTGAAGACCTGCGGCCGACGTTCACGATGAGCGGTGCGAATGGCGCGATGACGCATACCGTGGCCGATGTGACGTGGGTAAACTGCATCTTCATTTCAGGCACGATCGATACGACTGTCTGTCACTCTCTGGACGGCAGCAGTGACGGCGCGACGTTCATAGATTGCGAATGGAAGGGAACGACGGGCGGCTTCGGCTTTGTGAGTTCCGTGACCATCGGAAGCACCTGCGACGACGTTACTTTCAGAAGGTGCAGGTTCGATAACGCCTCTTCCGGAGATACGGACGCGACGGCCGCGATCACCAATATAGCGGGCGTTACCGACGGGATGTTCATCGAGGACTGCCAGTTCTACGGTGCATGGACGGTGGCGGCGATTTCCAGCGCCAACATCGATACCGATGTTGTTATCGAAGACAGTATCATCCAGAACTCCTCGGCGGGCGCGTACGCGGTGAAATTCACGGCGGCGGCTTTGGGGACGTTGGCGCATAACTATATGTATACCAACGCCTACGCCACCATGCTCGACCCCGGTTCTTTGAAGTGCTTCAACAACTGGGGCGCGATAGCGGCCGATGAGGCGGCGATGCAGATACCGATAAGTACGGACAGTTCCGCGGTGACGGCGACGCGCGACGGCTCGAATATGGAGCGACTGGAAGCAATCGCAACGCTGCTCGAAACCGGAACTCTCGATAAGCTGACCGCACCGGCGGATACTTATTCGATACTCGATATTCTCGGTACGGACGGTGCCACGACTACGGCCGCGGTTGCCGGTTCGCTTTTAGGCGCGATAGGCACCAATGAGGCTGCGGCGGATACTCCGTTCACTTCAGCGACGGTCGAGGCCGATGAGGACGGCTCGGTTCTGGAAAGGCTCGAAAGCGTTCAGCAGGCGGCGGCTTCGCTGCCCGCTTACGGCGGGTCGAATTACTTAGCCGTAACTGTGGCATTCGACGGCACTACCGGCGCTGCCCACTGGGGCAAGGCGGCGGAAACCGATGAGGTTCTGACGGTTCTCGGCGCCGTGCAGCTCAAAATACTTATCGAATGCACCGAGACCTGCACCGGAACCGACGGCGGTACGATAGCCCTGTGGGGTGGTACCGACGTTCTGATAGCAGCGACCATAATCAATACCGAGGGCGCCGACGAGACGAACCTGGACGCTGGCGAGCTGTGGCTGGATACCTCTCCTGTGGAGAGGGTGGCAACGGCGTCGACGGCGTTCTTTGAGTTCGTGGCTATAGAGGACGATATCGGACTGGACTGCCAGGCTCAGGATATCGCCGACGGGACTATAGTATTTCATGTGTGGTGGACCGCATTGAACGCAACGGGCGCCGTTGCGGCAGGGGCGGGCGGTACGCTTTAATAAGGACTCCCATTTTCTGTGACGGGTTCTTAGGGGCCGGGCATAACGCCCGGCCCCGGAACCCGGCAGAAAAGAAGAAGGAATTGAATTATGGCACTGACGGCAGCTGAATTAAAAATTGTCAATATGGCGATGGCCTGTTTGGGCGAGGCGCAGATATCGAGCGTATCATCGACCAATACCGCGGCGGTGGCGGCGACGCTTATGTACGATCAGGGCAGGGACGAGATGCTCGATACGGGCGATGACTGGTTCTTCCTGCGAGCGAGAGCGGAATTGGATATGCTGTATCTGCTGACCGTAGACAGCTCACCCGCACCGGAGGCCTGGGCGGCGGACGCTGCGCTTACCGGGGCGACGAGCGGGGCGACGTGTACCGTGGTTCAGGCGATAAGCGATACCGTGTACCTTGTGACAAAACCCTCGGATGATTTCACCGACGGCGAGGTGATAAGCGACGGCACCAATTCGGTGGACTGCGCGGCGGATTATCCGGAAGTGGAAGAAGCGGCGCCGAATGCGGGCGGATACCTGTATATTTATAAACTCCCGACGAATTTTATCCGACCCCTCGCTATGATCGACGAGAACGGGGATGAAATAGAGTATGACCACCGGGAGGAGGTGCATATCGACGCCGGCGATAATGAAACCGACGTTCTTTTGTGCAATCAAACCGAGTGTTTTTTGAAGTACCTGCGAAAAAGGACGACGACGACGTGTTGGCCGGCGTGGTTCACGAAATTGGTGTACCTCAATATCGCAAGGCAATTAGCCATAAGAATAACGGGTGATAACAGGCAAAAAGGGAATTTAATTCAGGAATGGTGGAACGATGCTCTGGTTTTGGCCAGAGAGGCGAACGCGGCGCGCGACGCCGATACCGACGGGGCGGGCAGGAATCTGGATCATGGTAATAACGACGTTTTAGAGGCGGCGGATTATGGCCAGACGAGGGAACTGCCGCCGGGATTGGAATGATAATATAATGGAACACAGGGCATTATACATATCGATTCTAATGGCTGTGCTGTGCGGGGTGTGCGCGGCGACGGAGGTCGATCTTAGCAGTGATGTTATCCTATACTGGAAACTGGATGATAACGCGGCGAATAAGACTATCGCAGCCGAGGTGGGAGGCGCAGGGACCGCCTACCGCAACACGAGCCTTACGAGCGAGACGGGGAAATTGGGCCTCTGTTATGCGGCCTCGGACAACGCCGATTACGTGTGGCTGACGGTGGACACCGCGATTGACGCGGAGATGACATTCGCATTGTGGTTCAAGACATTGGTTGATGCGGAGATATTTGGGTTTTCGTCGCGGTTCATGGGTGTGGGAACAAGACACAGGGTAAGAATATTTCTGGGTGTGTTTGGCGGGTCGGAAATCTTTAATGTTACGTGCCCCGGAAGTTACGACGATGGCCTATGGCATTTTGTGGTCGCCACGGCAACTAATGGCGAGCAGCGAATATACCTTGACAATATCCTTTTGGGAGAGGGGACGAACTCGCTCCTGGCTGATGATTTTGTGAATTGCGGCCTGGCGGCCTGGCAGAGTGATAGCGGCAACGGATGTTCATACGATAATTTCACGATCTTCGACAAGATACTGACGGTCGACGAGATCGCTTTTCTCTACAACCTGGGCGACGGGACGGAGGAACTTTCCGGCACGGTGCCGGTGCCGGTTGTATTGGCTTTCAGGGGGAGGGACAGACTGGCGCAGACGGAGTTCAGGGGAAGATTAACCTATGGATTAGACTAAACGTATTTTTCATTTAGGAGAAAAAGAAGATGAAGGCAAAGGATTGGTTTATGGCGGCGGTGGTGGCGGTATTCGTTGTGGGGCTTATTTTTGCGGGCGGGGCGAGGAGGGCGTTGGAGCCGACGCCTACGGTATCGAGGACGCTGCAGACGC